CGGAAGATTTTAACGGCCCGTGGGACGAGCTGGATAAATACATCGAAACTACGCGCTTTATCGGTGATGATGGCAAGGTCTACAAGATCATGATAACACTTGTAGATTCGGGGCGCTACACCGATTATGTGTATGCGTTTGCAGGAAGGCACTACGCGGGCGTTTATCCGTGTAAGGGAGCCGAATACATTAAAGCCGGCGAAACATATCGCGTATTCGATAAGAATACATTACAGCGGATCGGTTTGCCGCTTGCGTATCACATCAATACAACAAAAATGAAAGACCGTATAAGCAACAGCATGAGCGTTTCACTGTGGAATGAAGGGCAATTTCAACCCGATTGGTATCCGAATTTTCCCGATGATTTTAGAGATGATTATTTTAAAATGTTCGAAGCTGAAACAAAAGTCGATATTGTTGAAAAACTTACAAACAAATATCAAAAAACGATTTGGAAGCAGCGGCCCGGTGTGGACAATCACGCTTTTGACACTTACGGTTACAACATGGCGGCTTTAGAAATTTTTGCCGACGCCTATTGCCGCGATGCTTTGGGCTTGCCCGGTTTGAGTTGGGCAAACTTTTGGCAAGCGGCAAAAACAGGGATATTTATTGAGCCGTAGTAAGGTTTATGCTATTGCAGGGGTTGCTGTTTGTTTTATTTGTACAGGTATTTTTTGTGCCTTTAAGACAATACCCATTGAGCGTAATACATTTAGAACCGTTATAAATGACGGGTTTCCCTTTTCGGACAAAGAAGTATAAAGCGCTTCGCGTGTAACCCCTATTTCTTTTGCAAGTTTTGTCATTCCCTTGGAACGGGCTATTGCACCTATTACATTGATAACGTCAACGGGTTCTCCCTCTTCGAGGGCTGTAGACAAATAGAGTATAACATCTTCGGGGGTTTTTATATAATCCGCCATATTCCAATCAGTTACTTTCATCTTTTACAACCTCCATTGCTATTTTGTATGCCTGTTGTATATCTTTTTCTTGTGTCGATTTGTCGCCGGCACAAAGTAAAATGATAATCTCCTGGTTTTGTTTTTTATAGTAAATACGAAACCCTTTGCTATAATGAATTCGTAATTCGGAAATACCTTTTCCGACAGGTTTACAATCACAGCTATAACCTTTCGAAAGACGGTCTACGTGCATGTTTATAATGGCTTGTGCTTTTTTATCTTTTATTTTTGTAAGCCATATTTCAAATGTTTCCGTTTTTCGTATCTTCATTATGATTAAAATGTAATATATAAATTACAATATGTCAAGTGTTTTTTTATAATCGGTTAATAGCTTTTTTGTTTTTGCTTTTTATAATTAACGGTATGGCATTGTTAGACCCTAATTTTAAAAACGAAACACCGTTACAGTTTTGGCAAGATGAATTGTTAAATGCACGCAGGCTTTTGCATGAAATCGAAAAAGCGATTTTGTATTTTACACAACAATCGATTGCCGCCGGCGGTGTGCAGGAATACACGATTGATACCGGACAGGATCGGCAGACGGTAAAACGTTCCGATTTGTCGAGTTTATACATAAGACAAAAAGATTTATTAAATCAGATTGCAATTTTGGAAAGCCGCGTTCGTTCTACCGGCGGAGCTGTGAGGGTGCTTCCATGGTAAGCATAAACGATGTAAGTATTATGCCGACAGAAATTCCTGAAATAAAACAAGAAGCGGCACTGGCGTATTTTGTACGCGATATAGTACAGGATGTTTTCGACGGGGATAAATACCCGGCAAGTTTCGGGCCGACGAGGGATTATCTCTGGGGGCACGGTGTCGATTATTTTACACTGCGCAAACGCTCGTTGCAATTGTTCACGGAAAACCTGTATGCGGCGGGTATTGTCAAGCGGATTTTACGCAACGAAATTTTTACGGGTATGATGCCGGAGCCTACCCCGCTAAGCTCTATTATTTGGCCGAATAAAGAGGTGGACGAACGGGAAAAACTTGCGGTGCAGTACGCCGAAAGTATGAGCGAAGCGTTCGGTTTGTATGCGGCAGACTACAATGTTTTCGATTACAAAAAGCAGCTTACATTCGGGGAATTTCAAAATCAAGTACGCCTTGAAGCGATGCTTTGCGGGGACGGGATCGTTGTTGCCCGGATTAACGGACAAACGGGACTGCCGTGCTGGGATTGGATTAACGGCAACGACATTATGACGCCGCTTGACTATACGCCTAAAAATGAGAACCGGATTATTCATGGCGTTGAATTAAACAAGCAAGGACGGCATGTTGCCTATTGGGTACGCGAAATTATAGGTGACGAAATAAAACATACTCGAATTCCCGTGTTCGGCGAGAAGTCCGGCAGGCAGATCAGCTGGATGGTATACGGCGGTGACAAACTTTTAAACGAGGTTCGGGGTATGCCGATTTTGGCAAACGCGCTTTATATGATGAAAGACCTTGATCGTTACCGTGATGCGGAGGTACGAGCCGCTGTCGTCAACGCGCTTTTGCCGCTTTTTATAAAAAAGGCCGCTACAACCTCAATTGGAACAAACCCGCTTTTAAATATGACACGGCCGGCACCGGCGGCGGGAACTCCGGCGGCCGTTGACTGCAAAATAGGCGGCGTGCCGGCGACGTTACCGATGACACCCGGCACAGTGCTTGACGGATTAGCGCCGGGAGAAGAACCGGTGAGTTTTAATACGAACCGGCCGAACGTTAATTTTAAAACGTTTGAAGAAGCAATCATTTCTGCGATTTGCTGGACAAATGAAATACCGCCCGAAATCGTTATGCTTAAATTCGATTCAAGCTACTCGGCTTCGCGGCAGGCAAACAACGAACTGGATATATTTTTAAAATACCGTGCATTTAAAAACGCAAAAGATTTTTGCCAGATTATCTATTCCGAATTTATCATACAGTCCGTTTTACGCGGACAACTGGACATTCCCGATTTTAAACAAATCGCTTTTGTGCCGTCATTATGGCAGTTGCGCGGAGCGTGGTTAAAATGCGAATGGTCGAGTATATCTCGGCCGAGTGTTGATATTCAAAAAGAAGCGAATGCTATGCGGACGCTTCTTTCATTGGGTGTTATTACCTTTGATTCGGTGGCACGTAAATTCAGCGGTATGAGTTTTAAGAGCGTGCAGTATAAGATTGCGCAAGAGCGCGAACTTATGAAGCGGCTCGGGTTTGTTTCGGCAATCGATGAAGATAATAACGGCAACCCCGCCTATTTGACGGAAGAAGAAAAAGAGAAATTAGGGGCACTGTAAATATGGACACGGCAGATGTTTCGCTGATGACACAAAAGGAGATGTTAATTCAGCTATATCAATGGAAAAAAGAAAGTATCGAAAACGATGCACGATTTAAAGTACAAATGGAAGAACTCGTGAAAAGATTCGATAAACAAGAAAAGGCTTTTGAAAAAATAAGCGGCGAACTTGCAGACAGGAAAAGTTTTTTTGTTATGCTGGAAAATATGAATGCAAAATTGTCGGGCTGGGATAAAAGGATTGAAGAAATTATCGAATGGAAAAACGAACAAGAAAAATTGAATTTACTTGATGAGCGTAATACTGAAAGCGTTGTAGGAAAAATCGATCGCTTGTTGGAATGGAAAGAAAAAACGAATACACGGATTGGTGAGCTGGAAAACAAAAATGCAAAAGCGGCATTTAGCTTATTAAAAAAAATCGGCTGGGTTGCTTTGTCGGTTATCGTTACGGCAATCGTTGCTTACCTAATCGGAAAATTTAAGGGGTAAAATTATGAACGAAGAAGAAACGGTTTTAACGGAAATTGCCAAAAAGAAAGCAGGCGCAAAGCAATATTCTTTGGCGGCACAAATTTTTGCGGCGGTATGGGTTATCGTCTTAACGATTTGTAAGGGGTTCGGTGTTATACAGCTTGAAATAGACGATATTATTTATTCCGGTATTACAATTGCCGCTATTTTTATGCCGGTATATTTTTCTATTTGGCTCGATAAAATCCGCGACATCCGTTTCGGTCAAAACTTGCCGCAGGGCAAGTTTGAAAATTAATGGGAGGTCGCAAAGTGATATATATTGTTATTATTATTTTTATGCTGTTCCTTGCAATTGCCGTGATATGCTTTGTTTTAGGGTGGAAAAACGGGAGAGCGAAAATCGAACGCGAAATTGCACAAGATGCAGCGCGCAAAGAAGCGGATAGAAAGTTTTATGAAAATGAAAAGGCAAAAATAAAAAGGGAGGTTTCGCAACATGCAAAAGATGAGAAAAATAATCTTGCCGGTTTTAGTAATAGTCGCGATAAGTTCGATGCTATCAATAACAAATTGCGCCACAAATCATAAAATCGAATACATTTATGATGTTCACGATATTTCTTTTCCTCTCTTTCCCGATCCCGAAGCGGTAACATACGACGAAAAAACGGGAACGGTAAGCATGCCTCTTTGGTATTGGCAAAAGATAGCCGAATACAAAATCGAAATAGATGCGATCGAAGCATATTTTGATAAATTGAATAAGTTACAAATGGCAAAAGAAAAATGATTATTTATATTTCCGGCCCGATTACGGGAATTAAAAATAATAATGCGGATGCGTTTTTTCACATGGAGAATGAGTTAAACAGAATTTTTCACAACAAAGTGTATTTGAAAATAATCAATCCGATTACATTGGGAAAACGTGTCGATATGTATTTTGACGAAATATCGCGTATCAAACAAACGAATGAGATACCGGAATGGAAAGATTATATGCGCGTCTGTATTGCGGAATTGGTGTACTGCACACATGTTATCGTTTTAAAAAATTATGAAAAATCGAAAGGTGTAAAAACGGAATTGTTTATTGCAAAATTACTCGGTATTCCCGTTTTTTTTAATTTAAAAGAATTGGAGCAAAAGGCAAAAACATAAATTTTTAAGGGGGTATGTATGAAAAAGAAAACGGTTTGGATAATTACATTTGTGCTGATTTTGATCGGCGCTTTTGTGATGGGGTACGGTGTGGATTGGGTTATCGATTTAATCGGAGCCATATTGCTGTTCGGGGGAGGCGGATTTGCGTCGTATTTTATTGTTACAAATAAGGACAGTAAAAAACAATGGCTTATATCGCTGATCTGCCTTTGGAGCGGTATTATCATTTTTGCAATTGCCGGTTTTGTGCGATTCAAAGGCGCGATCATTTTTGCCCTTCTCGGGGCAGTTTGCATTGCAGCGCATTTATATATTGAATACAGACGGCGGCAATAATTATTACTATGTTTTATTTTTGGACGGGGGGTA